GTTGATGGTCGGCGTCCAAGTCCCCTCCTCATAATCATCCAGCGTGTTTGCGTCAGATGATGCGTTTTGCGAGGCGGGGAATTTGATCTGCCCGGCAGCCAAACTCAGAACGCCGCTGGAGTCGATACGGGCACGTTCTGCATTGTTAACACCAAAAATCATGGCGTTTATGCCATGGTAATAATCAATGTATGCCTGAGATACCGAAGATGCGTTTGGAAAACGAACGCCGACATAATCATTAGCAGCCGCCGAAAGATAAGCCTGTGAAGTGCCTTCTGCTCTAACGACATACCTACTATCAGAAAGCGCAGACGATGCTCCCGTTCTGGCGTGAAGTCTTGCAACGGGGCTTGTAGTGCCAACGCCAAAGTTGCCACTTCCATCCTTGTATAACTGGCCAGAGCCGATGTTGATCACACCAGTGCCGCCTGTCAGCGTACCGGTGTAGCTCGGGTTGGCGATCGTCAGGTACTTCGCATCAGCCTCAGCCTTCAAGTAGCCGTCAGACAACCCGCGAGGGAAGAAAGCTACTACCTCTACAACGTCGTTTAGAGCAGCACCAGAGGCCAATACAACCGTGATGCCGTTAGAGGCGGTGTAGTCGTCTCCGTCTACCAGCTTGACGCCGTTGAAGTAAACGTCGCAGTACCCAAGCGTGTAACCGCTGATAGGTGTGAATGTGGTTTGGCCAGCCGTAGCGGTGAATGTCGATGTGACACGCTGTGACGATACGCCTGGGCTATTTCCTAGGTATGCCATTTACGCGCCCTCCAGTGCGGTGATGCGCTCGGTGAGCGATGTGATGGTCTCGGATTGCGAAGCAATCATGGCTTGTTGTTCTTGGATGGCTTTGACCAACACAGGAATCAGGTCTGCACGAACTGACTTGTATGGTTCTTCACCTTCTGGTGCAGGGTCTTTCCATTCATCAATCAGGTCTGGGAACACTTGCTCAAACTCTTGCGCAATAAAACCGCGAGCATTCTTGATGTCAGCGCCCTTGCCTTCTTTCCAATCGTACAGTCGTGGCTGCAAAGCCATGACTTCAGCAAGGCCAGCGTCTAAGTCACGCACATTTTCTTTGAAGCGAATATCTGAAATTGCACTGATGGTTGTACTTGTGGCAAAAACAGTTCCACCATAGCCAACATAAAATCTGTTTGCAGCAGCGCCAGTTGAATAAACCTGAAGCGTAATACTTGAATTATTTGTTGCGGAAGACGAAAAAGAGCAAAATCCTAAGTCACTAGCACCGCCAATAACCGCTCCCTGCGTTGAAACACCTGTTGTTGTTTTACCAACTATAAAGTAACCGCTGGAGTCGATACGGGCACGTTCTGTTGCACCAGCTAGAAAATTTATACCGCCACCAGATTCAGCGGCAATAGACATCAGACCTGCACCAGCACTGTATCCAATAGTCCCGTAATAAGTTGCATTTCCACCTATGGCAATACCGTTGTCATTACGAATGTCAAGTTTGTACGAGGCTCTGGTTGACGTAGAGCCAAGACACAAATTCCCATTCGCATCTAGCCTCATCACATCTGTAAAGGTTATAGCGTTCCCTGCTGTGCCTGATGCTGAGGTGCGCCATCTGTGTTCTCCAGCCACTTGCAAATACTGTGTCGCATTGTCACCAGTTGCGATGTACTCCCAACGAGAGTCGCTTGCGTCTCGATAGACGTTGTTTCCGAAATATACGGCAGAACCAGCTGCGGAACCGTCTACGTTCCACGATGCAAGCCCACTCAAGCGAATAGCGCGGAAGCCGCTTTGCCATGATTCAGGAGTAACACCAAGACCTAAGTTGCCAGCGCTATCCCAAGCAGGCGCACCGGTTGACAACTTCGCAGGTGTCACAACGCCTGTGGCGATCTTTGCAGCCGTTACAGCGCTGTCTTTCAAGTCGGGGGTATCAACCGTACCGTCTTGAATATTGGCCCCGCTAATCAGCCCCTGAGCGAGCGTGTTGCCGATCATTCCCATAATCGGCTCCTTAGATCAGGTACGAGACAACGGCGTCAGCAGAGTTGCTGCCGCTCGCGTACGCCGTGATGCTGTCGCCAGCTTCGAGCACAACCTTCTGGTCGCCACCAACAATGGCTAAAGCGCCACCTGGTAGTACCGTGGCATCCTTCACCAAAAAGGCGTTCGACGCATCAGCCTTGACGAGCTTGGCCGAGACCGTGATGTTTGATGCTGTGGTGTTTGCCAGAGACAAGCCGATCAAGGTCGCGGTAGTGCCGCTCGATACCGTTGGAGTGACGGTAGAAGGGCTACCCGATGTGCCGATGTTCGCTGTTACTTTTGATTTGAATGCCATACTGTTTCCTTACCCCAGCGCGATCGCGAACGCGATGGCTTGCTCTTGTACTTCCGCCGCGCTGTACACGCCAAGGTTCGAGCGAGCCGTAGACGCGCTATCGAGATCGCTGAGGTTGGCGCTCTTCTCCATCTTGTCTGTGTTCAAGTTAGAGAAGTTGTCATCCACCTCTGTGTTGGTGAGAGGTGAGCCCTTGGTGTTGCGTAGCGTGATCGTGGACATGCCAAGCTCCTATTAGGAGACGGTGATAGCCCAGGTGATCGACATGGAATCGTCAGCACCCTTGTTCACCACGGCAAACACTGTGCGGCAGAGCAATGAGCCACCGCTCGAGTTGTTCAAAACGCCAGCCTCGACCACAGCACCGGTGCCAGTACCAGCAGGGAAGGATGCGGTGTAGGTTGTGACTGCGCCGCTGTTGGTTGCAGAGGCCAAGCTCACGCGACCAAGCTCAGTGCCAAGGGCTGTATCGCCGTTGGCAGCAGCGGTGTTGTTTGAGCCGATGGCCATGTGGCTCATGGCTGCTGGCGAGTTGGTCGTTGTCTTGAGCATGCTGGCGGCGATGAAGCCTTTGCCAGCGGTCACCACGAGGTTCTTGATCTCGCGTTGATCCTTGACGTTGCCGTCTTTGTCAAACAATTTAACCAGCACGTTGCCAGTGACTTTGATGTTCTCTTGAAGCATGATTTCTCCTAAAAGGTTCTGTATGCGCCGACGTAATCGCCTGCGAAGTAGGTGAGATCGCAGTACCCCTGCGAATACAGGTATCCAGCGTCAGCAGTAGACGCAGATTCTGATAAGCCCTTGCCTGGCGATCTTGTCGATGTATCCGATACCGAGATCGAATCGCTTCTGGCTCCCTGTTCAAACAGGAACGCCTCAAGGTCTGTGATCGTTGCGGTATCTGTGAGAGCCTTGGCCAGCGAATACGATTCGGCATCTGTGGCCGTGGCTGTGTCTTGTAGCGGCTTCTCTACTGAGAAGATCACGCTGTCGATCAGCGTCAACGTGTCTGAGACGGCTTTGGCAACTTGCCTTGCCTGTGCGTCAGACATCAGCACAACGTTGCTTACACCCTTGGTAAACGCCCATTCAGCGCCGTCTGTGGCGTCAAACGAGTCGTTCATGGCCACGCCATCAAGGATGAGCTTAGACAGGCTGTAAACGTCTGTATCGGTGACCGAGACCGAGTCTGCGAGGTTCTTCAACAGAGCAAACGCCGCGGCATCTGTGAGGCCAACAGTGTCTGCAAAGTTGCGAATAAAGACCAAGGTGGCGATGAAGTCGTCGCTCACACCAACCGAGTCTGTCAACCCCTTGTTTACATTCAGGATCGGATGCGAGTCATCCATGCTCACCGAATCGGCAACAGCCTTGGCAAACGAGATGACGCTGAGATCCTCGACAACAGCAGAGTCGACAACGTATTTGAAGCGGCCTGTGGTGTCAGCGTAGGCCGACACGGTCATCAGGATGTAGCTGATGTTTGCGACAGGGATGGCAACGCTCACGCCCGCAACAGGCACGACAACAGACACGCTGGCTCGGGGCTTTGAGACCGAGACAACGGCTGATGTGGTGTTGGGCGTGATGTTCGCTGGCATCAGAAATCCTCGCGCAGCTTGAACTTGATGACGTCGTAAACGGTTTGCTTGGTCGTGTCAGAGAACGTGATCTCGATCTCGCCTTCGTAGTCGCCAGGCTCACCGCTCAACATGGCGGGGGTAGAGGCGGGGTAGAAGGCGCATTGACCAGCAGCTCCGTTGGTGACAGAGCCGGTGACCGTGGCTTGCAATGTGGTGCTGCCGATGGCGCGAACGCGCATCACCGGTGTAGCGCCAGTGATGTTGATTGCCTCGCCTGTTGTGTCATCAGTGATGGTGACAACGATGGCGGGGCGGGTGTCGCCTTGAACTAATTTCAGCTTCTCCGCCATCTCAGATCCTTCGTAGCTTGACCGACATCACGGCGCGAACCTGACCGTGCGTTGCACGTTGGCGAGCCACGTTGATGCCTTGGTTGAAGATGCCCTTGTGAACTGCCGCGAGTTCTGGGTTGGTGTAGCTCTTACCAGGAGACATCATCAGACGCATGATTGCGCCAGAGGCGATGGTCTCTGCGTAGTCCTCGAACACCACATCCTCAACCTCTGTCGAGGCCCGGGTAGGCTTCAAGGCCACGCGCATGGTCAGGCCGTTGGTGTATTTCTTGTCAGGCAGCTCCCACACCGTGATCGTGCGCTCGTCTTTCTGGAGGAAGAAACGAGGGGTCGATGGGGCTGCTTCGTATGAAGCGAACAAGCGGTTGTAGACCGATGCCTCGCGAACGAAGTCAGGCGCCAAAGGATCCAGCGGCTGGTTGTCGAGCCATGCTTGCATCACCTTGACCACGAGGTAACCCGCGGGTGGCTCTAGGTCGTAGTCAACGATGTTGGGCAGGATGGTCACAGGGTCATGGTCGCGAGTGAGCACCAGGCTCTTCTCGCAGAACTCAATGACCGAGTTGCGAATGGCATTGACCACCAAAGGCTCGGGTGCGCCGATGACCTCTGGCAGAACGTAGGGGAAGAATGCTTCGTATGAGCTCATAAGACACCGCCCATTTGTGCGCCAGCGGCCTTAGATGTGTCGCCCTTGCGGTTTGCCGCGGGGCTGAACGAGTTGTCTTTGGTGGTCTTGATACCCAGCAAGCTATTAAACAAGCCAAGGTACTGAGCAGCAAGGGTGACGTTGCCGGAAAACTCCGCATCCTTGGAGTACGCCCTGAACATGACGTACATCAACACGGCTTCGCGGTAAGCGTCGGCGATCGCCAGCGAGCCACCTTCTGTGGTGACGGCGGCTGGAACTGTTGCGTATTTGATGCGCAGCTTGGTATCAGCCACGACAGGAGGGTAGACCTCGTACACCAGTGGGTTACGAGGGTCATAGACGTAGTGCTTGACTGAGGTCTTCTTTGTGCCAGAACGCCATGAGGGTTCGTAGGCATCGATGAGTGCGCCGTCGATCAGGGTGACCGCACGGCCAACAACACCAGCAGAGCTGACGTTGCCCACCACATCAAGGAGTCGAGTGCCGGAAAGGGTTTGAGCTGCACCCTCGACCAGAGTGACATCGCCGACAGTCGACGATGCATCTGGGCGGTGGGTGGCGATCACGAGCTGTGCGTCGTTAATCGCCGAGAGAAGCTCGGACGTAGTCCAGCGGTAATTCGCTGAATCGGTGTCGTTCAGCAAATTCCTAGCGCGAGAGATTACGTCCGATGCGATCATGCGTCACCCGATGGTTGGTCGTCCTGGGTGGCTTTCTTGCCACCTTTACCCACCTGTCTGCGAAAAGCCTGCATCGCCTCATTCAAGACGGGATCAGGCTCGGGTTCCGCGCTGGCGCTACCTGAATTTTGGCTGGTGTTTTCTGCCTCAGGAGCTTGTTCTGGCTCTTGTTGCACCGCTTCGACTTCTTGAGGTTGCTCAGGCGCAGCCTCTTTCGCAACAGGCGCACTCTCGATCAGCTCCATGTCATCGCGTTGAGCGAGAACTTCGGTCCAGACATAGATCTCGCCAGTGCCTTTTTGTTTAAGTAGCTTCATACAACTCCAGTACTTTTTGAATTACCCCATCAGGGCTGATTGACTGCAAGGAGCTACAACCCCAATTGCAGCCGTGGTCCCACCCGTTTTCGGGCAAGTTGTGACAGAGCGCGCAGCTCGTTTCTGGAACAACCCAGCGAACAGAGGGGGCGCACTCGAAGAGGGCTTCGGGCTTGATCTGAGATACCAGGGCCAGGCACGTGGCGCCGAATAAGCCTGCGATATGAGCCATGCCGCTGTCGTTGGCTACAACCACGCTGGCGTGGGCTACAACGCTTGCTACGGCATTTGCAGGCTCACCAGCCATGATCTCCACATCAAGGCCGTAGAAGGCGTCTGTGGCGCCCTTGGATTGATGCTTGGCACACAAGGCAATCACCTTGACGCCCTGCAACATCAGGCCGATCGCCAGGCGACGGTAATGCGTGTACAGCCAATCACGCCCACCATGAGACGAGAACGGAACCAGCACCACGTATTTGCCATTGCGCGATGGTTGCGGCATGGCAACCTCTTTTGGCCTGGCTGGGTCGCAAAGCTCAAAGCCGTAGGCTTGCGCCACGTTCTGGATATACCAGTGCGGTCTGGATTTGATCGCGCCGCTGTTGATTGCCGCGAGCTGCTTGCGGTAATTGATGTTCGCGTCCAGAGGCTGGAGCTTCTCTGGAACGATCTCTAGGTTTGGGTGAGAGATCTGAGGCAACCAGTTCATGTGCTTGACATGGAACTGAACCTGCCGACCCGTGTTGGCAATGCCGCAGGCCGCATACAGCCCGCTGATTGCGTCTCCGATACCGAGCGCAGATAGGTGAAAAGACACGACATCCGAGGAGACCTTGCGGTGAACCTCTACCTTTTCATCTAGAGCGCCAATATAAGCCTGCATATCCGATCGAGCAGCGAGCGTCTCAGTCCATACGAACTTTTCGCCGGTGTCTTTCTTGATGAGGAGCTTTGATTGGTGCATAAAAAAAGGGAGGGGAGTTACCCCCTCCCCGTTACTTCAACGAAGGATCACTTCTTGACGTAGCCAGAAACCAAAGCCTCAGGCTTGGTAACTTTGTACCCATAAACATTAAGGCCGCGCACGATGTTGCCGAAGGTTGACTGAGCACGGAGTGTCTCGACGTTGGTCATCTGTGAAGCGAAAGAGATCGCGTCACGAGTACCAGCCAAGATGCGCCATGCTTTGGCGTCAGCGGCAGTCGATGTGCCACCGGATGCGCTGTCAGAACCCAGGTCAGTCACGCTGGCCAGGTTGTTAGACGAGTACACGGTGAAGCGGTCGATCATGCCGATCTTGCCGTTACGCAAAGGAGTAACGCTGTCGCCGGTCAAGTAGGCTTGCTTCAAGTCAGAACGCTTGATCAAGCTGGTCATCCACACGGGCAACACAACCCAGCGGCCATCTTCGGGAACGTTTTGCTCGTCCAACACTTGGCCCATGTCCAAGATCATGTCGAGCACGTTGGCGGCGGTCACCTGACGAGGAGCGCCAGTAGCACCCAAGTTGATGTCGCCAGAGATGGCGCCAGCAGTAGCGCCCTTGTTGGCGGAGGCTGCGTCTGCGTACACAGAACCCAACACATCACCGTCAATGGCGATCTTCATTTGCTGAGAAGCGTCGTTGGTGAACATGTCCATCAACTTCACATCGGCTTGGGTAGCGTCGACGTCGTCCAAGACCACGGCGAAGTACTTGCCCTTGTCGATCAACAGCTCGATCGGAGTGCTTTGTGGCACTTCGTTGGTCAGGTTCTGACCCTTCGAGTAGCTGCGAACGGTGATAGTTGGGATGGTGCGGATGTGGACCTTGTCGCCTTGGCCCTTGATCTCGCCTTCCCAATCGTTGTTCGTGATCTCGCCCAGAACGGTCGATTTGTAGAACTTGACTTGCAACTTGCCCGACCAAATTTCGGGAATGAAGTTGCCAGAGTAGGCGTCGGTGGTTTGGCCGGAGGTGTAGTAGCCGCTATTAACTGAAAGAGACATTTTGAATACCTTTTGAGGTGCTCAGTTGGTTTAACGAACCCTTCGTTCGCGTGTGGCCAACTGAATTTCTGCATCAATAGCAGCAGCTTGTGCCTCGGTGTACTCGCCTCGACGGTCTTTAGCGTAGAAATCAGCGATCTCTGCGCGAGTCCAAATCTTCTTGCCTTCCGGCGGCACATCGACACGCGATGTGGCTGGGGCAATTTGCGAGTCCAGAGAAGCCTGGGCTGCTGCCGCGTTATTTGTTTGCACCCGCTCAAACGCTTTGAAGAATCTGGCAACGCGATCCGCATCGCGCTGCTCCTCAGCCGCCGACAAAATGGCTTGACGTTGTGCGCCAGTGAGGTCATCGATCTCACCTAGCCAGGCGTGAAATGCAGGGTCGTCGTTGATGGCCATCCAGTTCGGGACATCCTGGTTCAACTTCTCATAAAAGCTGACCTCTTTGTCTTGAACCTTGGTGGTCTCCACCGAGTCAACACGCCGCTTGAGCTGCTGGATCTCCAGATCTTTGGCTTGAACTTCTTCACGCGCTGCGCGACGAATCAAGTCAACGAGTGGTTCACCAAACTCATTCACTTCCTCTGGCTTGACGAGAGGATCTTTACGAGCCTCCATCTGCGCCTTCAACGCCTCCACCTCATCGGTCAGGCTATTCAACTTGCTGTCGCGCTCTTTAAGCGCCGCATGCAACCGCGGAACCTCAGCGTTGTATTTGCCGTGCAAGGTCTTGTACCGGGCTTCCCACTTGTCGTCTCCCTCGCTAGGAGGGGTGTTGGTGGGCGCTGGCGCAGGATCTGCGGCTGGCGCTGGGGCATCGCTCGCAACAGGCGGAGTGGCCGGTTGCGGATCGCCAGCGGGTGTTCCCTCTGGCTGTGGTGGCTGCGGCTGACGAGCAGCTTGCAGTCGTTGAAGAGCTTCTTCTGCCTTTCTTTCTGCCTCTTGGACAGAGCGTGGTAGGGTTGCTTCCAAATCAAAATCTCCTTGAGCCTTCACTACGCTTCGGGGCCACTAGGGTTTTCCCTATCACTTCGTTCCGGTGTTCTCGGTGCCAGTGAACGCCACTGAGCAAGCGTTTGCCCCGACGGGGCGTTATTTCATTTTGTAGAGGGTGGCGCGAGCGTTTGCTTTCTTCTCGAGAAAATCGGCAATCACTTGCGAGCCTCCTTGATTCCACCGAGTCTGAACTTCATCCTTGGTTGAATCGTTCAAGGTTCGCAGTTCGTTGAGCGAATCACTCAACCACTTACAAACCTCTTCGAAATCGTTGTTGCCCTCCAATGAGGCCAACGCTGCGATGACTCTAGCTGGTGTTTTCCCTAGCATTCAAATCACTTGCGATAGTCTTGCTGGCTGCGTACGCCAGGGCCGCACACGCCGGTGGGGGTGTTAGGGGCATGAAAGCCCATGCCGCTCACCAGACCGCCGTCAGCCATCTTCTTTGGCTCACCGCTGGCCATGCCTGCGTAGCGAGACTCACTCATGCGACCGCTTGCGAGATCGCGGCCACGGGCCTCGAGTGATGCCTTGGATTTGGAGTCGCCTTCACGCTTTTCTGCGGCGGCATACTCTGCGGGAGACATCTTGCCCGAACGCACCATGCGAGCCTCTGCTCGCTCTTCTGCGGGGGATTGCTTACCTTGGAATGGCTTGGCCATATTTACCTCACTGAACAATGTTGGCGTCTTGCCCACCGGCGGGATTGCCAGCGGGGTCTAACTCTGCGGGAGCTGGCTGCTGCTGCATCTGTTGCTGCATAGCCGCCAGGCTTTCTTCTTTGAACTCGATCTGCTCGGTGGTGGGCACCAGCTTGTCGGTGTCCATCTGGAGCGATTCGGCAACCTCGCGAAGCAGGTAGGCGCGACCCTTGGGGCCAACGATCTGCAAGTCGACAGGGTTCGCTGTTGCTTGCAAGAACTCGTTGCGGCGCATTTGCAACTGCTCTTTAGCCACCAATCCCATGGCTCCACGTGGAACGATTTTGAAGTCGCCCTTCGCGGAAATGTCTGGGTCGTAGATCATGTTGTGAACGTACAGGCGACCGACGATCGAGGAGACCACGTTGTCGCAGGATGCGATCGCGCTCTTGATGCCCTTGGCCGCGTTGTCCATCAGCATCGATAGGCCAGAGGCCGTACGCCCAGCGCCGCCAGAGGCCTGACCGCCGTATACGTAGTTCGGGATGCCGGTGACTTCGTCTGCCTGCTTGGAGAAATACTGAAACACCGCCATCAAAGGCTGTGCGTTCATGTCGGGCTGGAAGAAGCGAACCGCGGGTTGGCCACCACCGGTGCGATCGGAGGTGACCTGCCAGATCTTCCAAGGGAACATCGAGGTCACTTGCTCGCCGTCAGGCAAGCGATCGACGGCAACCTCGGCCTGTGGACCCGAGGCGATGCCCATGTTGTTGGCCAAGCCACGAGCCGCGGCGTTGCACATGATCTGCACATCGCGCATCTGCTCAGGCAGGGCTGTGCCCCAGAAGGAGCCGGGCACTGGCACCCATTGAGCGATCTCGTATGGGCGCTCGCCCAGCGGATCTGGGTTCAGGATGGCCTTGATGACAAACGGGCCGATCTGCCAGATGTTGCACTCGTACTCTTTGAACTGGTCGATCTTGCCCTTCATGCCCCAGCCGATGAGCATCTTGCCGGAGACTGAACCCCAATACTCGATGGCCTCGATGACCTCCTTGGTGTACATGCGAGCCATTGGCTTGCCTTCCAAGCGGTCACGCTCTTGGTCGCCCATGAGCCAGTTGCGAAAGCCTGTTTCGCCAAAGCGCAGCAGCACCTGGTCGATCTGGGAATCCGAGTAGCCAGGGGTGCCGCGCATGGATTGCAGCGAGGCACGGGTCAGACGGTGACGCTGGATCAGGTAGCCGTCATTGACGTTGCTGGCGTTAGGGGAGGGGAAGATGTCGTGAGGGGAGACGCGCTCGGTCTCGCGGATGTGATCGGTGATCACGATCGGCTGGAAGTTTGGACCCCACTTCATCTGCTTCTTGCGGCGCACCACGGGGCCCTTGAGGATCGCGGTGGGGTAGGTCACAAAGTCGTCGACGAAGTCGCGGAAGGCGCTCTCAAAACCGCCCTGCACGAGCTGGTCTTGGATCTTGTCTTCCATGCGGTTGGCGCACTTGTCAGCCTCCTCACGCATCTTGTCCATGATGTGATCGTGAACTTGCTCCATGCGCACACGGAAGGCTTCAGGGTGAACCTGGCCACCGGCCTGCACGAAGGCATCCATTTCCATACGTACAAGCTCGACGATGCCAGCAGAGATCTCTGGAGGCAGCTCAGGCTCTTGCGATGGCTGAAGTTCGAAGGGGCGACGGCCAGAGGCCAGCATGACGTCTGTGATCCAGTTGGCAGCAGCACGAGCCTTGATGTCGGTCAGGCGCATGTAGATGTCGGAGCCGCCGGTCTTGGCGATGTCCATCTGCTTGTCGGGATCGTAGACGCCGCGGCGCTGGCGCTCGCACTTGAGCAGTCGCTCGGTGATCTCGGTCTTGGCGAACTTGGCGCGTTCCCAGCAGTCGGTCAGGTGACGCGATAGGTCGCTGCCGAGCTCGTCGATGAGCTTGACCTCTTGTTTGGTTTTGATATCCACCTCGATCAAAGGAGGTGGTTTGATTGCTGCTACGGCGATGCCATTCATGATTAGGTCCAACCTTTACTTGATACGGTCGCAACGGAGCGGGCCCGAACAGGGCGAAGACCATTGCGAACTCGCATGCATAGATACTGGAGAGCGTCGTGGGGGTGCGAGAACGCATCCTTTACGGGTCGGTCTCTGTATCGCGCTTGGCCTGATGATTTCAGGCGCTCATAGCGGTAGCGACCATTGAAGCCTTTGCGCAAGGTCGAGCAGCGTGGATCCAGCAGTAAGCCGCCAGCGCCGTCGATCATGCGTGTTAGGAAGTAAGCCACTGATTCGCGCCGTGGGATCCAATCGTTGGTTGGCGCAGGCTCAGTAGGGATGCCGAGTTCGAGGAGCTCTTGCAGGCAGGTGCGCTCATCGGTCTGTGCGCGGATCTGGCCAGCAGGGTCGCCCTCGGAGAAACGGGTGAAGCCGTTGTACTTGTTGGTCAGGATCGGGCGCACAACGTCAGAGACGAACTGGCGAATACCCATGTCCTCGGCGATGATCTCCTCGAGGATGCGGAGCTGGCCGGTGGGCATTTGCTGACCAATGATGCATGCTGGGGTTAACCCGAAGTCCCAGCCCAGGATGATGGGTAGGCCACGCACAGGCTCGAGCGGCTTGTCGGAGACATGGATGCGGTCATTCCACTCAGGGAAGACCGGCTTGCCGTCTGAGGTCGTACCGTAGTTGCCCATCAAGAAGACGTTGATCCAGCCGTCGGTTTTACCCGCGATCTGGTTCATGTAGTACTGGTGGCCGTTGGGCAGGTTGTCTGTGTTCTCGGCTTCTGGGTTAGGGTGGTAGACCCCTTCCTCATCGCGGTACAGACCGCCAGGTTGACGGAAAAACTTCCATGCCTTTGGCGTATCCACCTCGGCGAACTGGTAGTACCAGTGGTCGTCGTCGGGTGGGTTGGTATCCATGATCACGCCGGTCCAGCTTGGGCCACCCTTCAACTTGGATGGGTAGCGCCCCACACGCTGGGTACACATGTCGAAGACGCCTTTGGCGATCTCAGATGCTTCGTTGATCCAGGCGCCAGTGAGTTCGAGTGAACGCAGCTTGCCGGTGTCCATCTCGGAGTCAAGCGCCAAGAAGACGACTTCCAGCTCGAGGGCCGTGCCATCACCAATGTCGTCGATCCGCATGGTGGAGGTGATTGGCGTATCCCACTTGATGGGCGCCACGTTTTGCGGGAACCAGGTCTGCCACGTTTTGATCGTGGTGGATTTCAGTTCGGGGTAGGTGTTTCGGATGATGGCCCAGCGCGATCGTCTGACCTTGTCGTACCACGGCTCTTGCTTGATGGCTCGCATGACGATTTCGGAGCAGCAGGAAGACGACTTGCCAGAACCGACTGGACCCATGAGGCCGCGCACAAACGAGTGGTCGTTGTGGAACAGGGCTGCGTTTGGCCCTGGCGGGAAGTACGTGACGAGTCCCTCATCGGCATAGTCGGCAACGGCCAGTTCTGTCATTTGGGCAAGTTGGCATTGAGGTTGAACGTAATGCCGTTACCCGACGTCTCGATCTTGACGTCAGACAGGTTGGGTAGGGACTTGTCCAGCAAGACCTTGATGGCCTGAACCTGCTGTGTGTTGAGTACTACTTTGCCCATCGCGCAATCCGTGAGACGGTTGACGAGCTGCGAAGCTTGGATTTTCGCCCTCACTTCGTCTTGATGGTATTTGCGCATGCGTGCTGCCATGACACCCTCGTAATGTTGGTATGAGCCTTTTGGCTTTGTGCCGACTTTACATGGGAGTTTTGCGAGCGCCGCAAGAGATGTATGTGGTGCTGGCGGTAGGAATCGAACCCACACCCACGGACTACAAAACCGTGACGCTACCGTTACGCCACGCCAGCATTGGCATCCCGCGATGGAATCGAACCACCGTCTTCGGTTTTGGAGACCGACGCCCTACCATTGGACCAGCGAGACATGGCTCCGAGAGCTGGGATCGAACCAGCGACCAATTGGTTAACAGCCAACTGCACTACCGCTGTGCTATCTCGGAATAACTTTGGGAGGGGTCTTGGTGGGGATGGAAGGATTCGAACCTACTCAACCAGAGGTAACAGATTTACAGTCTGCCGCGCCTCTCCAACTGCGCCGCATCCCCGTTGCAGGGATGATCAATAACGCCAAGGCGTCGTTGAGTTGGATGAGTTTGAATTGGTCTGGGTGGCCGGTTTCGAACCGACGACCTCACGCTCCCAAAGCGCGCGCTCTGCCATCTGAGCTACACCCAGATTTGTCGGTCGCGGTTGAGAGACTTTGTTCATGGCGTGAATTGTACATGAGGTTTTTACCCATTCTGTTTCTTGGCTGGGTTTGCCTCAGGGTCGTTAGATTAAGACCCGAGCCTTCGGCTTATGTTTGGTTGCAGGACGCGGTAACGCTCCACGCTCGATACGGCTTATGAGACCGTTCGGGTCACTTGACCTTCCTGCGCAAAAGTTTGTTGGTGGCTCCCATGAAGCAAGGTGGGGGCCGCAATGAACAACACAAAAACCCCACGGGGCTAATCCGTTTCCACCAACACGGCTGGAGACTGCCGGAGGGAGTCGAACCCCCGATAATCCATAACCCATTTCCGGATTGGCTGCTG